TGGTTCGGCAAGAAAAAAGGCATGACTGTAGCCGGTGTTAATGCGGACAATTACTCGGCCGTTCTTCAAAACATTATCATGACCGGGCTTATCTTTCAGGTGGATGAGATCACCGGACAGACAGTGCGTGTTCCGTTGGACAAAGGTGAATGGACCGCAGGTAAGTACGCCTACTATAACCGGGTGTCACACAACGGGGCTTTGTGGTTGTGTGTTGATGATAACGGAACGACAACCGAGCCGTCAGATGATAATCCGGCATGGCTGAAACAAGTGGACAAAGGTGATAAAGGTGATCCGGGCTTGTCTGTAGTCGGTGGTGGGCATTGGGAATCAGCGAGCACCCCCTATGCAGCCAGTACCATGGTGTCGTTTGCGAACAGCGTATTTATCTCCAAAGTGGAGACCAGCAATCCTCCCATCAGAATATTGCGTATCAAAGGCGGCAATTTCTTAAGAAAGAAGGACGGTGGTTATTATCTTGCCGGAAAACCTGCCGACTGGGAGGTTAACGAAGACTGGGATATGCTGCTTGACGGGCGTGAACTGAAAGGAGAGAGTATCACTTTCCTTGGTGAATTTGCCACGGCTCCAGCCAACCCGAAAAACGGTGATTCATACCGTAACACAACTGACCGCGCCACCTACATCTATCAGGACGGAAGATGGCAGCTTATGATATCGGACGGGAAAGACGGTAAGGGCTATGAGTATATATACACAAGAGGCAATATCATAGATAATCCTCCCGAAAAACCTGACAGCCAGCAGAAGGATGATTATATCCCCGAAGGCTGGACGGATGATTTTGTAGGTGTGGACGCAGACCATCAGGTTGAATGGGGCTGCAAGCGTTTCAAAGAAAACGGTGTATGGTCAGAGTTCAGCACTCCGGCAGTGGTGCATCGCTGGAGTAAGGACGGAGAGAGTGCCATCATGGCGGACTTCGATAACGAGATGGTCAATGCTGCTCTTACTTCGGACGGGAAGGTCGTGTCCTCACAGACTTGGAACACAACTGTCAGCATGTGGTACGGAACGGAAAAGCTCACCCTTGACAGCATCACCTGTACACCTGACACAAATCTTCTGTGTGCGACAGACAAGAATACAGGAGTGGTGACAATATCGGTATCTGCCGGAGCTACTCTTGCTGCGACAAACACGGTGAAGATCACAATCAGGGCTACAAAGAACGGGCAGCAGTATTCCCGTGATCTTACGTTCACAGTAGCTGGTGTGCGTGGGGGAGCGAATGGTGCGGATGCCATTCTATACAGCATTGTCGTTTCTGCCAGTTCGGTAAGCAAGGACAAGAATGGAAACTACAGCGTGTCTTCCGTATCATGTTACAGACAAAAGTCAGTGGGGGGCGTGATATCCACTACGACGGACGGTATATTGAAATACAGCATAGACGGTGGAGCTGAAACTACCATAAACAACAATACAGCCATATCAAGCGGAAATTTCACGAAGACATTGAAGTTTGTCTTTTACGTGAATGACCAGATAGTGGATGTTGAAACCGTCCCCATGCTTGTAGATGGTAAGGACGGGGCTGACGGTGAGAGTATCACAGCTGCAGGTCATTGGGAGTCCGCCAACATTCCGTATGCGAAAAACAGTACAGTATCGTTTGCCGGAGGATCTTACTTAAGCAAGGTTCAGACTTCCAATCCGCCACTTCCGCTTCTTCGTGTGAGAGGTGGAAGTTATCTAAGGAAGAAGGATGGCGGTTACATACTTTCCGGGAAGAGATCGGACAAGGCTGTCAACTCCGACTGGCAGGAAATGACTTCCGGTGTCGAACCGTCCGCTTCGTACTGGCTTGACAGCCCGGTAAGCACGATAAACTTCACGTCAACAGGCACACCGTCACCGTCAGCATTTGTTGTTACCATGAAACAGAATATAGGCGGTAATGTGAGCGATACGAATAGGTTCTATCTTGTCGCACGCAAATATAACGGAAACTGGCTGGCGCATGTAGGCGCTACCCTGAACAGCCAGATATCCGTTCCTGCAACAGCCGGATACACCCAGTTCGCCGTCCGGGCTTATAAATCCGCGTCGGACGCAAACGCATGGAATAATAATTTTGTCGCTGAAAAAGGTGTGGGGGTTGCTAAAGACGGAGCCATAGGAGCGACAGGAGCAACAGGGGCGTTTCCTCGTGACAGAGGCGTATGGGCTTCCGGACAGACTTACGTCTGGAATGCGGATTACCGGGATAAGATCATATATCTGATAGGGGGAGTTTATTATAATTTCCTTGTAAAAAATTACGGCGCTTCCGTTACCTCTGCACCCACATCAGCCAACGGGGATTCGAACTGGGAAGCCATGCAGAAGTTTGTGAATATCGCTACTGATACCCTTTTCGCCGATGGTGCGAATGTGGCCGGATTCATGTTCAAAAACAATGTGCTTAAATCCCACAACGATGAAGGTGAAACTCTTCTTATCAATGGCGTAACCGGGTATTTCAAATGTAAGAATGCAGAGATTACTGGAACAATCACATCTACAAAAGGGAATATTGGTGGTTTTACCATATCATCTGCAAGTTTGGAGGCTGTTAGCGGAAATAATGCCATGCTCCTTTCCGCCAACTTGGTAAGATTTACCGGAAGTTATTCAAGCGTGTTCATTGGTGCGGATACTTTTCCTTCATCTAGTGGGGGGGCAATATTATGCCCATCCCGTATTTCAGTTAATAGGAATATAACGAATACGGCGTATGGCAACGTGGGCATGTATTTTGACATACAAGGTTCCCATGCTTATGATGATAATGATTTTCAGTATACCGGGAATCATGCGTTGTATATCGTCAAGGGGGACATCTGTGGGTTTAGGCTCAGATTGCGCAGAATAAGCAAGAGCACAACTTTGTCAGTGATGGATAGTGTTATCATGGCTGTAACGTCCGGTATTACGCTGACTGTTCCGTCCACTGCGGAAGACGGGCAGTTCTACTGGATAAGAAACGTTTCTGGTGGTGATGTGACCATAGCCGGAACAAATCTTGTCGGCTGGAATTCCGGGGAGGTCAGCACTTCGATAGGTTTGGCCAAGTCAAAGGCGGCAGCAATGTATTATGACAAGCATAATAACAAGTGGTTTATGAATTGGATTGATTGTTGGAACTAAAATGTAATGATTATGAAAATAAATTTTAAACAGTTCCCCATGTACACGGGGATAGACAAGAAAGAAATGGTTGCCTGTGATGTGGCATATAGCTTGGCAAATAACCTTTATACCAAAGTGCCTGATAATATCGGAGCGCATTGTCTTTCCGAGAAGATTTATAATGCGGAAGGCAATGTGGACTTAAGCGGGCAGGAGATTGAAATAATCCGGTTCGCTTATCCGACCTTTACCGGAGCATTTGCCGATTCGTTTGAACATTATTTGAAGACATATAAAGAGAAGGAGGAACAACATGAAAATTGAGAATTTGGAACGCGCCAGCCGGATCAATGACGAACTGGCGAAACTGAAGCTGGCGAAGGAAACGTTGAATAACGGCGGCTATGTCCGTATTTACAGCAGCACCCGGTCAAGTGCCGGATGTGTGGAACTGGATATAGCGAACTTCAATGATGAGGTGAACATGTGTATAGACAACCATATCATTGAGCTTGAATCTGAAATAGAAACTTTATAAAATTAGGATATTATGAGTGATTTGAATTTAGACAATATTGTTGGTTTTAAGGCTGTTGATAAAGACGGCAACGAACAGAATGTAACAGTGGATGAGATGGTGGAAATGGTTTCCACAAGAATGGTTATGGCTTTGTCAGAAACTTCAACATTTGCTGCCGCTGCTGCAACAGGAAATGACGTGTATGAAAATGAACTTCCGACTGTGACAGATGCCGCAAATGTAAGGGTTTTACAAAGTAGCGGAGATGCCGCACAAATGACGATGCAGTCACTTGCATCAAAACTGGGGGGACTAATGAACAGTTTGAAGCTGTTCCCGTTTATGCCCAAAGGTATATTAAGTACAGACGAAGAGGTAAATAGTGCAACTGCAAGCGGAATGTATCGTGTGATCGGAAATAATGGAATTAGTGTTGTTCTCAATTATTCCATAATGATAGTTTTTAACGATGGACAAGGATATGTAATTCAAATGGCATTCCGCTTGGGAACTGATGTTGCTGGTTTCAGACGTTGTTTGAACGGAGAGTGGGGAGATTTTAGAACTTTTGTATTGGCTTCTTAGAAACATGGATTACCTTTGCACCGCACATGGCGTTGTGCATATCAGGATCGGGTGGAACCGGCTTGTACCGGACCACCCGTTTTTTATACCAAAGATACGGTTCGCCAATAATCCCAATTAATCGCCAACAGGCAGAAATTCTTGTTTAAATTCCTACCTGTGTTAGTGTGCTGATATCTATATCTACTTTCGTTACTGAGAGAGCATTATTTTGTGGCTCTTTATTTTGAAAATAGACAATAACACGTGAATAGTAGTTGAGTTTAATATATAATTCATTGTTATTGTCTATATATAGTAATATATTTTTAGGACCATTATTTTTTAAGAAAGACAATTGGTTACCATTATGGTTTTTCATTATGATATAATTATCTGCTAAATTTGAATTACCTTCTCCTATAATGGATATTACCATGTTTTCATTTCTGACAAAAGATAGCTTATAGATAGGAAAATTCATTGTCATGTTTTCAATTCTTATATAGTTACTTTTTGTCATTAGTTCCCCCAGAAGTGGGGAAATTATATCACCACTGTTGTGATTTGTGCCCAAGATTTCCATTCTCCCCA